AATTTGAACCATCATAATATTCCATTAAGGATAGGGTTGTATTAAATCTTAAATCTCCAGTAGCTGCACTAGCACGTTGTGCAGTTGTACCATTCGGCATTCTTGCACCTTCAGTTCCACTGAACTCTGGATTAGTTTGAAGAGCAGTTGTATATGAGTCTACAATTTTTGGAGATGTAACAGCATCATCAACTATCTTTGCAGTTGAGATTGCATCATCATTAATTGCACCACCTTTAATTTTTGAAATTGGCATTTATTTTATCCTGTCCTTTAATCCTATTTAGTATTTTACAATGACGATACCAGAACCGCCGTTACCACCATCACTATTATCACCGCCACCGGCACCACCACCACGGTTTGCTACGCCTGGATGTCCATTAAATGCATTGGTTACTGCATGAGGAGCTCTTACCGCTGCACCACCGAATCCGCCGCCACCTTGACCACCTTGGCCACCAGTTATAGACCAGAGTGGGTTATCAGAACCACCGCCTCCACCACCGCCGCCACCAGCGTAATAAACTTGTGAACCAGAGATACCGTATTGTTTACCAATACCACCAACACCGCCTGGCGTACCTGCCGCAGAGCTAGTCAGTGGGTATGAGTGACCCGCAATACCTTGTCCAGCAGCACCAGCGCCACCGCCACCGCCACCGCCACCATCGTTTTGAGTCCAAACACCTAAACCGCCTGGATTTCCAAAACCATAAGTTCCAGAATCGCCTGACTGTTGTCCTTGAATTCCTTGTCCAGCAACAGGTACTGGCGCACTTGCTGGATTGCCTGGCGCACCACCACCAGAACCGCCATTACCACCAGCGCCTGGCGTCCACGCACCAGTACTTCCACCACCTTTAGAAAGTAGTGTTCCGAATGATGAATCTTGTCCAGTATCTGCTGGAGAGCCACCGTTTGGCGAACCAGCACCACCGGCACCAACTGCGTATGAAATTGAACCGCCTGGCGTTACAGGGAATGCAGGTCTAAAGATTAGACCACCAGCACCACCTCCGCCAGAGTTATTATTTCCAGCTCCACCGCCACCAGCGACTACAAGTACGTCTAGTGTTGTTAGTCCTGTTGGAACAGAGAATGTTCCAGAACCAGTTGAAGTGTAAGATGTTACTACAGGTGCTTTTTGAACTATAGAATATTGTCTTGTGTTTGTTGTTGTTTCACCACTTCCATCTGTTGCAGTTGCAGTAATAGTAAATGTTACAGTTGTATCAGAACCAACAGCAGATGTAGAACCAGTGATTGTTCCTGTTGCAGATGCAATAGATAACCCACTAGGAAGTGAACCTGTAGTTACAGCATATGTAATTGTAGCATCCGATTCCGTTGAAGTCGCACCTGTTGTAAATGTTAAAGAAGTTCTTGAATTATCAAAAATATTTCCAAGAGAACCTGCTGCCTTAGTCCATGCTGGTTCTGGGGCGAAGTCTAATCCGTCTGCAAGAGTTCCAGAAAGTCCAGAAGCATTTGTTATCACAATATCATAGGGGTCGTTATCGTCAGCAACCATTGCTGCTGTAATATCAAATGATACTGATGAAGAGTTTGTAAATGTTACGCTTGATGCTGTTAATTCTTGATTGTCTGCTGCAACAATCTTAACAGTTGCTCCAGTTTGAAAATTAGAACCAGAAATAGTAATAGTATCTCCAGCAGTATCAAAATTGTCTGGAGAAATAGATGATATTACAGGTGGGGAATCAATAGACTTCCATTGACTTCCATCATAATACTCTGACAAAGAAGTCGTATTATTATAACGAATCATGCCCGCTACCGCAGTTGGTCTCTCTCCTGTAGTTCCAGCAGGAAGTTGCATTGCACCTGTTTCTAAAATATCATCTGCACTAGCTGATTGTTTAGAAATGAAGTCTGCGAGGTCTTTTGCTTTACTGGTTGCCATTGTCTATCCCTTAAATTGGTAAATACCGTACTGATATATCTGCGCCATTTAACGGTGCAGAAATCATTGTTAATGTTGTTCCCGAAACAGTGTAGTCATCTGTTGGTTTTAAACAGACTCCGTTTTCAAAAACTAAAATTGTGTTTACAGTGTGACCTGTTGTAATAGTAAATGTTGTCGCTGAACCATCTCCACTAAAGTGTGATGGGGAATAACTCAACGAAAGTTTTGCGTTTGTGATAGAGTTATCTAAAACTGTATCAATAACATTGTTTGACTCTGCAAGTTGAATTACTTGAATATTTGCAGTACCACTACTTGGAGCAGCACTAAAAGTTAATGTTTCACCACTTGTTACATATGAATAACTTGAACCATATCTTTGGTATACATTGTCAACGAAAACTAAAAGGTTTGCACCATTACCAGCACTAGGTACACGAGTTAATGTAAATGCAGTTGTTGAAGCATCACCATTAAATGTATCAATATGAGGAGAAGATGTTGCTTGTGTAGGAACAAGTAATTGTCTACCCATATAAACGATAGATGCACGAGCGTTGTTATCTGGTGCTTCAGAAAATGTTAATTTCCCAGTTCCAGAACTAGTTGTTACAGTATAAGAATATTCTGGTTCTTGAACAATACCGTCCAATACAATCATCAACTGAGTCGCTGAAGATACAGGATAATCTAGGTCATACACTGTAGTAGAACCATCACCAGTTAAAACCTGTCTGTTAAATACTCCGTAAGCTGGAGATGCACCTATGTATGCCATTAATTTCTACCTTTAAATGTCTTTTTCATATTTAGTACTTCACAATGACGATACCAGAACCACCAGAACCAGTTATTTCAGAACCACCACCAGAACCAGCACTACCACCGCCACCACGATTTGATTGGGCAGCAACACCATTTTGTCCATTGTTGGTTTGTCCATTACCGTTATCACCATTTGCATAAGCCTGAGAGCCACCGGCACCGCCGAATGCGTATGTTACAGAAGAACCAGATATTGCATATACTTTTCCTGCTCCACCTTGACCACCAGCAGCTGTACGATATACACCAGTAGCACCAGCACCACCGCCGCCTCCACCAGCGCCAGGGTTGCCAGGAGGGCCAGCACTACCACCGTTAGTACCAAAACCATAAGTTGAAGAGTCGCCTGGTTGTTGAGGTTGAGTTCCAGCTCCACCGCCACCGCTTGATTGATATCTACATTCACCGCCACCAGAACCGCCTGGAGCTCCAGCAGTCCCTGCCGATGAATTGGCCCAAGAACCGCCAGTACCACCACCTTTAGAAGTTAATATTCCAAATGTACTGTCACCACCATCTTGAGATTTAACACTTGGGTTATTAGTGTAAGGCCCAGCTTGATTGCCAGATGGTACACCACCTCCAATACCAACACTGCCCGAAACAGAACCGCCTGGCGTTACAGGGAATGCAGGTCTAAAGATTAGACCACCAGCACCACCACCGCCACCATTATCTACACCAGAACCACCACCAGCAGCAACAACTAAAGCATCAACTGTAGTAATTCCAGTTGGAACACTAAATGTGAATGAACCAGTAGATGTGTAAGATGTAATTACAGGGGCCTGAACTGCAATAGTAAATGCTCTTGTTGAAGTATCTGAACTTGTTGCAGCACTAACTGTAAACGTAGATGATGTGTTTGAACCTACAGCACTAAAACCAGTGATTGCACCAGTTGAAGAACTAATAGATGCACCAGCAGGAAGAGAACCACTTGTTACAGAATATGTAATTGTATCACCATCTGGGTCTGTAGCACCAGCGTCAAAAGTAGTACCACTTCTGTTAATGTCGTAAATAGTATAAGTTCCAGCTGATGTTGTAAAAGCAGGGACACCACCAGCATCTAGTGCATCAGCAAGAGTTCCAGCAAGTGAAGAACTTGTATTTGTTACGACAACATCATAAGGTTCATTTGCAACACTCAATGCAGTTGAAGGAGTAGTTGCTGTAACCTGTGTAGAAGAATTTCTAGTTACGGTTGGAGATGGATACTCTGTTCCATCGTCACCCACAAACTTAACTGAAACATTAGTTGCAAAATTAGAACCAGTAATAACTATATTAGCACTTGCGTCTGTTTCAGTAGTTGGAGAAATAGATGCTACTGATGGTGGAGAATCAATTGATTTCCATAAATTACCATCGTAATATTCTGCAAGGTTTGTTGTAGAATTATATCTAATCATACCACTTGCAGCAGATGGTCTCTGTGCAGTTGTTCCATTAGGTAAGTCGAAGTAACCTGTAGATGTATTATCTTGGTCAGATACAAATGCAGGCGAAACTGTTGATGTGGTGTTTAATAGTTCACCTAAATTTTTTGAATTACTTGCCATTATAGTTGATACCTTACTACGATTTCAGATGAAGCGATTGGTGCGAATGTCACCGTCAGAACACCTGTAGATGTATTGATTGTATAGTCCGAAGTTGGTTTAAGAGCTACACCATTATAATACACAAATGCATTATTAGTTGTTACACCAGAAGTATTTAAGGTGAAGGTTGTGTCTGAACCATCTCCTGTAAATGAATCTAGTTGCCATTCGGGGGCTCTTCTTTTAACACCACGGACACCTAAGTGTCTTGCTTCTATCTCTTGACTTACAGCAGGAGCAGAAGTAAAAGTTAATGTTGAACCAGAAACAGTATAGTTAGCACCACTGCCTGGTTTTTGTACAACACCATCAATTGAAACTAGAAGTGCAGAAGCACTATAAGGAGTTTCAGATAAAGTAAATGTTGTGTCTGAACCATCTCCTGTAAATGAATCTACAGTGTATGATTTTAAATCGTTTGAAAGTTCTGTAACGCCAACTGAACCAGCTGGGGGTGCAATATTGTACCCACCAATACCACGGTGTGTTACATAAATTATAGCACCAGAGGCAGGGGTTTCAGAAAACTTTAGAATTCTTGGTTGCGAACTTGCGTTCTCGTGTATTGTGTAAGCAGCGTCAGGCTCTTGGATTACGTTATCCAATACCACCATAAGATTTTCTGTATTTGCTCCAGGCACATCAAGTGTTAACTCAACACTATTTGTATGGGCAGTACCACTTATTGTGATAGTCCCAAAATCTGAAGCTACAAAATCCTCTTTAGGGAATCGTGGGGATACTTCATTTATAAACGGTACACCAATATATGCGTCTGACATCTAATTACCCCTTAAGCTACATCTTCTAGAATTGATGCAACGACATCTACCGTTGCTGCACTTGCGTACACTCTAACTTGATCGTCACCGTTCAACACAACTTTTTGACCTGACACAACCTTTAATGCGCCGCCCGAAGGAATGGGTGCATTTTTTACGATGTGAAATGATGCAGTTCCAGAATTGTCATAGATTATTACCGAAACGGTAACACCAGAATTTCCTGTATTTGCAACATCCAGTTCAATCAGAATTGAGTTAACGGCAGTTGAACCATTGTTCGCAGTATATACTGTAGTAGGCGAACTACTATTAGTCGATACACTTGTTGCGAATGCGTTTTTAAAATTGTTTGCCATTCTGATTATTTCCTTTTTTAATTATACTCTTATTTATAACGATTTAGCCGAGTGCAATACCCATTGCTACACTAAATCCTTCAGTTGCGACTGAACCGCTACCAGTGGGAAAAGTTAGTTGTACGTTATTTTCGTCTATCAAAGCACCACTCAAATAAACATTTCTCCACTCTTTATTACTCGCACCCAAGTCATAGGTGTTCGTTGCATTTGGAACAATGTTAGATGTCAAGTCTGCATTAAATGTTACACTATCTGTATCTCCGTCACCAAGGGTAATGTTTCCATCAGCAGTTATATTACCTGTTGCATGGACGTTACCAGTTACTTGGATACCGTTAGTATCTGTAGTTAATTTTGTACTTCCACCGAATTGTAGATTTACTCCACTCGTAGAATCTATATTTAAATTTCCTGTACCATCATGTTTGATGATAGAGTTAGAAGCATCATGGTATAGTTGTAAGTCATCGCCTATACCCATCTTAATACGATAAGCAGATGCACTTGTTGAATCTTCAAAGTCAATTACATTAGGTAGTAATACAGTAGACAAACCATTTTGCAATTCTTTGATTGCTTCTAATGCATCTGTTACTGCAACACCGTTAACAGTTGAAGGTAAATTTGCAATGTCACCCAAGTCAGTGGCAAGTTGATTAAACTCAATTCTCCACTGTTCAAAAGTAAAACTTGCTGGTGCGTTTCTATCTGCCATTATTTTTTATCCACTAATTGCAATAAGAGATTTTTAATTTCGTGCATCTCGCACTTTAGATTATTTATGTCTCTCACTGCACTCCTAAGTTCATCCTTTGATGCTTTTGCATTTCTTGAACGAGTTACTGCTGCTTCGTAAGCTGCCATATTAGTATTGACAATTGCTCCCGAAACTG